CTTTACACTCCCGGCGCCGGCGGTCGACCACAAGCTGGCTTCAAAGAAGAACTTGCTAACAAAGCATATGCTAGAATTTTAGAAATGGCAGGTCTTTCATATGGCACGCACTCCATGGCTGGCATCCCAGGTAAAAGAGATGATGATTATAAAAATTTATCTGACGCAGAGCTGATAAATATGGCAGAGAAAGATGGAATTGAAGAAATCATAGTTCTAGATGGCGAAGGCGATCTTGCAAATCGCGAAGAAGTAATAGCGGCACTGAAAGATGTATGAGTTTTCAATTAGACAAAAAACAAAGAGTTAAGGAAATACTTAAGTGTGGTAAAGATCCCGCTTATTTTTTGAAAAACTATGCCCGTATATCACACCCGATGCACGGGTTAATTCTTTTTGATACATATGATTTTCAAGATGTCCTTTTAAAAGATTTTAATGATTATCGCTTTAACGTTATTTTGAAAGCACGCCAATTAGGAATTTCAACAATTACTGCTGGTTATATTGTATGGATGATGCTTTTTCATCGCGATAAATCAATTCTTGTAATGGCAACCAAATTTGCCACCGCAGGAAACCTCGTAAAGAAGGTTAAGGGTATTATGAGAAATGTGCCTGATTGGCTGAGTATTGCTACAATTTCAGTAGACAACAGAACTTCTTTTGAACTTTCTAATGGCTCTTCGATTAAAGCAGCTTCCACCTCTGGCGATGCTGGTCGCTCTGAGGCACTGTCACTCTTGGTTCTTGATGAGGCTGCTCACATTGAAGGACTAGAGGAACTGTGGACCGGTCTATATCCTACACTGTCAACTGGTGGGCGCTGTATTGCACTTTCCACTCCAAATGGAGTTGGAAACTGGTTTCACAAAACATGCACGGATGCCGACAGCAAAGCAAATAACTTTAACCTCACCATGTTACCATGGGACGTACACCCTGACAGAGATGAGACGTGGTACAAAAAAGAAACCAAGAACATGTCGAAACGTCAGATCGCCCAAGAGCTTGAATGCAACTTCAACACATCCGGCGAAACGGTAATAGATCCAGAGTGCATGGAATGGCTACTGGGTAATATATGCGATCCAAAACATAGAACAGGATTTGATAGAAATTTTTGGATATGGGAAGAGTTTGATCCATCATGTAATTATCTAATGGTTGCGGATGTTGCTCGCGGCGATGGCGCTGACTACTCTACTTTTCACATTGTAAAGCTTGAAACATTAGAAATAGTAGGAGAATATCAAGGCAAACCTACACTCGATATGTATGCTGGCATGCTTAATCAAGTTGGCAGAGAGTACGGTGATTGTATGTTAGTCGTTGAAAATAATAATATAGGATACTCTGTTTTAAATAAATTGATTGAATATGAATATCCGAATGTTTACCACTCTGTAAAATCGACACACGAATATATTGAGCAACATGAAGCCGAATATAGATCTGCCGCCATCCCTGGTTTTTCTACAACAATGAAAACGCGCCCGCTTATCATTGCTAAATTCGAGGAGTTTATCAGAAATAAACTAATTACCATATATTCCTCTCGTACAATTAACGAGATGAAGACATTTATTTGGAGGAACGGCAAACCACAAGCAATGAGAGGTTATAACGACGATTTGATTATGGCTTTGGCTATTGCGTGTTGGGTGAGAGATACTGCTTTACAGACCAGTGCAAGGGATTTAAATTATAAACAAGCATATCTAAATGCAATATATACTTCTAAAAAAACTATGAATACAAAAATAGATGGTCAACGTGGCTACAAAAAAGATAATATATTTGATAGAATGGGTGAAGCAGAATCAATGTACAATCAATACAAATGGATTATAAAGTGAGAAAATAAATGGCTGATATGAATCAAAAAAATACTAGAAACACACAATCGCAATTATTCAAAGCGCTTACAAGGTTGTTTTCGGGTCCAATAATCAATTACAGATCTCAGTCCGGAAGGAAAATTCGACGTCAACACCTCGACAAGTTTTCTTCCAGATTTAAATCTGTATCTGGACAGCAATTTAAAAAGGCTCTCTATAATCCGTTGGATCAGATTGCTGCTAATGCAATGCAGAATCAACGTCGTGTTGAAAGATATGTTGATTTTGATCAAATGGAGTACACACCTGAAATTGCATCTGCGATGGACATCTATGCAGATGAAATGACAACGTATTCTGATTTGACCACGATGTTAAACGTTAAATGTCCAAATGAAGAAATTAAAGCTGTTCTAGAAAACCTTTATTCAAAGATCTTGAATGTTGATTATAATCTTTTTGGCTGGGCTCGGACAATGTGTAAGTACGGAGACTTCTTTTTATATTTAGACATCGACGATAAATTTGGAGTCCAGTCAGTGATTTCACTTCCAATAGCAGAAATTGAAAGACTAGAAGGAAAAGATTCTACGAATCCGAACTACGTCCAATATCAATGGAACTCTGCTGGGATGACATTCGAAAATTGGCAAATTGCTCACTTTCGAGTTTTGGGTAATGATAAACACTCCCCCTATGGTACATCGATCTTAGATCCAGCAAGACGCATTTTTAGGCAACTAACTCTAGTTGAAGATGCAATGATGGCTTACAGGATCATTCGTTCATCGGAGAGGAGACTTTTTAAAATTGACATTGGTGGTATTCCACCACATGATGTCGAGCAATATATGGAAAAAATCGTAACACAACTTAAAAGACATTCGGTAATTGATTCACAGACCGGTCGCGTTGATCTGCGATATAACCCCATGAGCATTGAAGAAGATTATTTCATCCCAGTCAGACCCGGATCAGCAACAGAGATAACCAATCTTGCCGGCGGAGAGAATACCGCTGCAATTGACGATGTTAAATATCTTAGGGATAAGCTTTTTTCTGCGTTAAAAATTCCGCAAGCCTATCTTGCCGCCGGCGAGGGCGCCTCGGAAGATAAGACAACACTAGCACAGAAAGATATTCGTTTTGCAAGAACAATTCAAAGATTGCAGAGGGTACTAACTTCAGAATTAGAGAAGATTGGCATTATCCATCTTTATACACTGGGCTTCCGCGGAGATGACCTCATTAGCTTCAAGCTTTCTTTAAATAACCCGTCTAAGATTTCAGAGCTTCAAGAGATTGAACATTGGAAAGCTAAGTTTGATATTGCGGCATCAGCCACCGAAGGTTATTTTTCTCGTCGTTGGGTTTCTGAAAATGTTTTTGGAATGTCTCACGAAGAGTTTCTACGTAACCAAAGAGAAATGTACTATGATCGTAAACATGATGCATCGATGCAAGCTGTTGCAGAAGCTGCAGCCGCCGGCGAAGCAGCCGGTCTTGGTGGCGATCTTGGCGGAGACTTAGGTGGCGATTTAGGTGGTGACATAGGTGGCGACTTAGGTGGCGATTTGGGTGCTGATTTGGGTGGTGAAGAAATGCCCGCAGGAGACGCCGGCGAAGAAGAGTCCCCACTTTTGGCGGTCCCCCCTGGCTCTAGAAATTCGCCCCGTCTTACACCTGGGGCAAAAGGTAAAGTATATCACCCGGTGAAAAATGATTCGCGCAAAGATAGTGGACCAAGAATCAGAAACTATCAAGCTCAATACAATGCAGAAAAGCGAGGATCTTCCACTCGCTCTAAGTTTCCAGGCTCAGAAATAAGCTCATTATCAAGCATGTTGCCACTCTCAAAAGGTATTTATGAGCAAGATGAATCTATTTATAATTTGAAAGAATCTAAAGAAGAACAAAAACTTTTCGATGTAAATGATTCTTTACACAGTCTACTTAAAAATTTAGAAGATAGTAAGAAAACAATAACGGAGCAAAATGATGAAAATTAGGCACAACAAAAAAAGGAACACAGCGTTTGTTTACGAAGCCCTCATAAGAGAGGGAACATCCGCAATATTGCAAAAAGACCAGTCTCGATGTAACAGGGTTGTTGCAGTCATCAAAAAACACTTTAAAGACGGAACTATCCTTAAAAAAGATTTGGAGTGCTATAAATCGTTATATGAAAACCAGAATTTAACTGAACTCGATAGCGCCAGAATTATAAAAGAAGCTAAAGCACAAAAAAGATTGATTGACCCTAGTGGTCTTTTTGTTGCACAAACTGAATTAATACACGACATAAACAAGGAAGTGAAGCCGTCACTATTTAACAATTATGTTCCGAACTATAAATCACTTGCTAATATATATCAGATGTTTTCGGACTCTACCAACCCAAGAGATGCAGTATTATTAGAAAATCTTGTGATTGGCAACATGGCTAGCCCCCCAGAACAAAAACAAGAAAATAATGTTGACCGTTTAGTTGTTGATACTTTTGTGAACAAGTTTAACAAAAAATACAAAGAAGAACTTTTTGAAGAACAGAAAGCATTATTAAATCTTTAC